CAGTCCTGGCTTCTTCGTCAGCTTCTACTGCTGCCGCAACCTCTTCCACAACGCCCTCTGAGAGGACAATACCAGCTTTACCCCAAGCAGCACTCTCTAGAAGTTGCTTGCGAAGCTCGTCACTTAAATTCATATGATCCATTTTTATAATCTCGTAATTATTGTTAAGATTTTCATCTCTACATTTATTTAGCTAACATAGCTAATTTGTTTGGTTTTAATTTATTATTTGTTCCTATGGTGTAGTAGGGGATCTAACAGGAGCAGTCGTTGCTCCTCCAATAGTCGAGGGAGGAACAATAGTCCTTCGATTATTCGTTGCTTTGATGGCAGTAAACGTGTCAGCAGGAGCCTGCTTCTTACGTCTCACCAGCAGAGTATTTCTGTAGTTAATATCTGCGGTTGAATATCGAATAGGAGCTATAACTTTTACTTGGCTAAACAGGCCCTTTCGTATAGCATCTAGTATGTTTGTAAAATTTTCTAATTTTGAAAGTATATTGAATTGTTTAAAGTAGAGTCTACTAAATACATCAAACTCAGTGATAGATTTCCCTATTCCATTTAATTCTAGAAGATAGTTTGTATCTAACTCAGTGATTATCTCTTTTATTAGTCGGAACCCTGTCTTCTTTCTTGTCCTAGTATAAGCTTTAGCTTGTACTAATCTATCTCTGTCTTTGTATCCCGTCTTAAACACTGCATCTGTAGAAACCACTTGTGTAATCCTAGCTTGCGTATTGAGATTTCCTAAAACATCCACAGCGTTCTTACCATCTGTTTTAATTCTTACAAACTTATTTGTCTGTCCATTGGCGAACTCAGGGACAATACTTGTTCTACAACGTAACTGTCGTATAGTGGATCCATCATCAGCGATATTAACAAGTTGTGATTTTTCGTTAAAGATATTGTAATCTGTTCTGTTTGTAGGATATATTAAAATATACCACGGGATCTGGCGTGTTAATAGCGGAAGATTTTTATTTGTTTTCGGAGCGTCAAACATAATATCTGTCTGTTTTAGTAGTAGGGTTCCCAAACCATCCAGGTAATCAAATATTAAATCTTCATCATCAAGAACGAATACTCGATGGTTTGCTTTATACTTTATATAATTATTAAAGTTTAGAAGCTCATTAGCGTTGTCCGTACTGACTAGATCGTATCGAATCGTAGAGTCTTTTAGTAAAAAGGATCCAACAGGGCTTGGAGTAGTAACAATAGAGCTTAGAATTGCACTCAATACATAAAAATTCTTTCGAGGAGCACTAAGTGAATAATCAAACTCAATGCCTGAGGAACTGGGTGGGGCATTTATTTCTAAGGTTCTTCCTGTAGGTGCTCCTAATAAGTTTAAAGCTTTTTGTTTTGTTTTTTCAGATAGGATAAATGCATGATCTAGTTCTGTTTTAGCAAAGAATCGGTTAGTTATTCTTTTACTTTTGTACTTTGTGCTGTTGTATGTAATATCAATATAATTACCGTCTTGAACTTTTAACGTCTTGTTCCTTAGAAGTATAGTATTATCATCGTTAACGTAAAGTTTCTTTTCCTCCCCTCCAATTACAAAGGGGAAATACATATCAACATCTGTTGCCAGAGTCTTCCAATTAGGAAGAATGTTTTTCATTCTACCATCGGCTTTGCTTGCGTCTAGAGTAAACTTATTTTTATCAATCAAGGCAGCCACAGCAATATCATTAACTGTATTATTGCTGCTTCTGATTATGGTAGTGGTGTTGCGTTTTCTACTTGAAGCAGCTAAGTTTTTTAAGTATTTTAGGGTTATTCTAGAGACGTTACCATCTAAAATCCTAGTTCCAATAATACTATAGATTTGGTTTCTAGTTAGAGGGGTGCCATCATAGTTTAGAATCTGAGATAACAACTTTTTTATATTATCTTTTAAGCTGCTATACACTGATTCAGGCGTAACCCCTGCTGCTTTAGTGCTATCCCAGTCCCCAGAATCCTTTTGATGTCGTAGCACATATGAAACATTACTGTCAATCTTAGAAGCGAAGATATCTGTATGTCCTGTTTCGTTGCGGATGTATATTCCTTTTGTGGGTGTAGTAAGAAATGCAACATCAGCGTCCTGTAATCCTGTCGGTTTCTTTTTAAGAAAGTTATTAATCATTAAGGGATCGTCGAGATTAATAACTCCGTCTGCCGCAGCATCACTTATTAATCCTCCTCTTGTCTGAGAAGATTTGCTTGTTCGGCCTCCACCAATAGTAAAATCCACATGTTGTGTTATGTCACCAGGGATCGGAACTGTGGCTCCTGTAGCTTCTGTTGCTTCTCCTTGGGGGTGATAGAAGCACATTGATTCAACATGGAGACTGGCTAGAGGATTATAATTAGGGTCGCCTTTTCTTGTACATCCTGGTATTTTCGAACCTTGTGTCGAGGCCCCTGGTGATACACTCGTTCCGCCTGGGCACTCAATCCATTGTACATATTTATCAGCACAATTTCCACCACAATTAGGGCTATAGGTTTGTCCACAGCGGGGGTCTGTTGCACTACCTTCTTCTACTGTGACATTCCCAGTTGCATTAGCAGCCTGTTCATCTGCATAAGCCTGAACATTGTCTGGGGGTGGGGCAAGCATGGATTGACAATCTCCTACAAACGTAGCTGTTTTTAAAATACATTGACCTTGGCTTGTCGTTATGCTACCCTCAACAATAGTGGTAGGTTCTTTAGGATAATAACAATAACAGGTTGCTCCAGTTCCTCCACCGTCCTCGCACTCATTTTCGATTTTCGAGTACTCTAGAATAATATCAGGGCACGGTCCTGTACATTTCCCGTCATCATTACAGTTTTCTCCACCAATCTGGTCATCTCCAGGGCTCCCATCTGTTATTTCAGGAGGGCTATAAGTGTAGTTAGCAGTATCGGTTGTATTATTCGTATAGTGTGCATTAACTGTATCTTCGCTACTTGGCTCGTGTTGCTGTTGTCCATTGGGAACTCCTTGGCACTTCTGTGTAAAGGTAACGATATATCGTGCTCCAGCACATTGACCAGGCCCTCCCGACAGCGGAACCTTAACAACCGTCGTAGTCATAACCTTGCATCTACACCTAGTTCCAGATCCTGGGGCTCCTGGTCCAGGGCGTGGGGGTCCAGGCTGCCCAGGGGTTCCTCCTCCTGGGGGAGCGGGGCCTCCAGGATCAATAGGTCTTCCTTCCCAAGTGGGCACAGTATCCCCACCACCACCGTCAATAGAGCCACCCCCTGTAAAGTCTGGGAAGTTGCCAGGACCCACTCCTGGGAGAAATTCCCCGCAGCCGAATGTGGGATCTTCAATTGACATAGCTTAACTCTTTAGACTGATTGTTGGGTTCGTGCCGTTTAGGTTTCCGTATAAGAAAGGAGTATCGTCTAATGGAACTCCAGTAATGCTCCACATAATCGTAGGATATGTGCATTTTCCAACTCTTGGGTTTCCAACATAACCACCCCTCGATGCTGAAGAGATAGGGTTAGTATTAGAGGTTAGTAGATCTCCAACAGGAACGATAAAGCCACTGAAATTTCCTCCGCCTCTATCAGAGACGCTAATTGTAGTAGTAGTTTTCTTTTTCTTTCCACCACTAGTAGTGGTTAGGCTTGCGGGAGCGGGAAGTCCAGGAGAGGAAGTTCCTTGCCTATCATTATTATTATCTGCAACAAAAGCCACATAAATTGTAAACTCGTCGAAACCTTTTTCTACCCAATGACCAAAGTAAGAACCTGTGGTAATAGTATGTCTTGATCCTGCGTTATTTGCAGCTAGGCAATTAATCAAATCAACATCTACTTTATAATCAGCTAACCACGCGGGACGATTAAATTTAATCTTTTTAGAAACGTAGTGGAAGTTTACTCTAGATACCAAGTTGCCGCCATAATTCTCCATATTGGTAAAGGACTTTAGCTTATTAGGTACAGCCCCATCTGTTGTGGTTCCATCGGTATTAGTTAGTTGTGAGTTACTTCCCGCTACGATGCTAGGATCAGGTTCTCCCGAATCGTTTGTTGAGATAAAGGTATTAATATAATCATTAGGGTATAGTCCTTTTGATTCAATGTCTTGTTCAATACACCATTGAGATAAGTCCCAGTCGGGGTAGCTTGGAATACTCATAGAAGCAGCAGTGCTTCCATAACCGTACTTACTTCTTATGTACTGCCTAATATACGCCTGGGAATCATTACTTTCTGAGGTATCATTGGCAAATACTCCTTGGTAATAATTATATAACGCACCTTCTGGTCCAAACGTCCAGCCCCCAAACACATAACCTGTGGCTAGAGTATTCATCTGGGTATTAGCGATTCCGTGTTCCATCGCACCTTTTAGGTCATCATAAGCTCGTTTGATTTCATAGTCTAGTTGCCCTTTTCCAACAGCAGGGTTAGCAAGAGAGAGTTGTGGGAACGCTGCGCCAATACCTGCTCTCTCATTATACGCTAATTCAGCAGTACGGAACAGGGGTCTTATATCAATAACATCTGTGCTAAGAACTACTTGAGAACCGCTTTGTACCCAAACGTATGCCACGGGAAGAATTGATTGTCCAACAAGCTCGTAAGCATTAGCCTCTAACTTCTCAGAGATAAGGGGAGCGAGGTTAAGGATATCATCAGGAGCAGGAAACGATCCTCGAATATCTTGTGCTATATCATTCGAAGACGTAGAAGTAAATCCCATATTTGAATTCTTTTGATCACCAGGGTGAGCTAAAATACTGTGACTAGCTCCGACATTTTGCATATAGTCCTGTGTCGGATTACTACTCTCTTGAAAGTTAGTCCTAATACCTGCCCCTCGAACAATTCCTAATTGAGGCTTAGTAAGAGCTTCCTTACCTCCTGGTTTTAAGATCGTTACACCGCTTGAATCAACTGGCTTACTATAAATGAAAACTAAATCAATTCTGCTCTCTACGCCTGTTACAGGAGTGGTTGTACCATCAGAGTTTGTGTATGCAAAATCATCTGGGTCAAAGCTAGGAACTTCAATTGTAAGCTCATCACCAACATCAACAATAGCTAGTCTCGAAACTCCACGCCATGCTTTAATGAAATAACTTTCCGTTCTAGGGAATTTAGCCCATCCATTATTTGTATTGGTAATTTCAAAGCTAGGCAGCACATATGATGCTACGGTAGAACCCTGTGATTTTGCCCAGACCAAAGCTTGAGAAATTACCATAGGAGCAAAAGCCGCTCCACCTCCTGGAATGTTGACATCAGCATCACCGTAACTCATAGTAGTGGAATTTACTACATTCACTCCATCATTGTCAATGGGAGTATTTGAATTAATTACAGGCCAAGTAAAAGCTCTTTCTACTAAACCCGTCATACCCATGGCTTCGGAGGCAACAGAAGATTTAAAAGTATTTAATGCTGCTTCTAGAATAGCATTTTTACCACCTGTAAAGTTTCCTGGATTTGGAAGAGGGGTTGCCCAGGCATCCACATCCCCCACTGCTTGACCCATAACCTTCTCTAGGTATGCAAGCGGTGCTTTGTTACTGGCATCATTAACTCTAGCCGAATACCTTCCTGGATTGACACGAAGCATTCTATCTGCCCCTGTAGAGTACGGTCTAAGTTCATCAAGATCACTTCGTTTTACACCAAGTAACTTACTTGAATCTCGTCTAACTTGATCCCTAAGCCAGTTACAGTTTTCTTGAAGCTGTTTAAGGGGGATGTTATCTACTTCAAAGTAATAAGGATCATTAGCTTTAAAAAACCTAACAGGATCGGTAAACCGATGATTACTCTCTTGATATATTTGTTCAGCCATTAGTTATCCCTCGAAAGATCGAAAATCGTAGAAGACTTGTACCCTAGAGCCCCAGAAACATCTCCAACATATGCCTCAGCCGTTCTGTTTGCCGCAGCATTTGATTTAGATGAATACACTGTAACCTTTTTAGGTCTTCCCGCTAATCCAACACTAGCATTTCTAGAGTTAGCAAAAGTTTTAGATGCTGATTCATCAAGCATACATTGAGTTGGGTTCTCTTCTAAGAACTCATTGCAATAATAAAATCCAGAAGTCCACAACTGATCGGGGATCGAATCCCCATCTGAATCATAACTTAGTTTAAGAAGAGTCGGGTAAGTCCCACTTAGGTTACTCCCATCAGTGTGAACAAGTGCAGACAAAGCTCCAGAACAATTGTATCCTTGAGCAAAAGTCTGATACGCAGGACCTAAAACTCCAGAGAAGGGACCAGTATGGGGAGCACTCCCCTTATAATAACCACTCAAATCAGATTGAAGTGCTTTTGCCGAACTCTTTGGACTCCAATAAATCCTGAAAACTCCTTGATTATCACTTTGATGCGGACCAGCCCCCCACTTATAAGTAGTAGTTCCGCTAACATTAATACCAGCGTCTACTAAGATAGCCCCAGTTTCAGGATTAACATCTCTAACTTGATTTGACGAAAGAGGATAGAATGCGTCAAAAGGATTGTTTATCGTAACTCCAGAAGGGGGAATCCATACGGAACTTCCTGCTCCAAAGGCATCATAAACACTTAAAGTTCCTGTGTCAGGAGTTGAAGACGGAGCCCCGTAAGCAGGAGCCTCATTTGCATCACCTGCAAGAGTTCCATTTACAGAAGATGCATAAATACCACTCGGTCCATGATATTGTGTGCTTCCAGGCCACATACCGCTTACTGATAAGAATGAAGCATTTAACCTAGAAGTATCAGCGATGTTCCAAATCATCAGCTTATCACAATCTGAACCACTTGTAGTGTAATAATGTCCATCAAGAGGGCTAGTGTTTGTTCCAATTGGAAAGTGAACATTTTTAACATTAACTACACTATCTTGAGTAGCTCGTAAACAAACTCCTCCCTGAGTAACCTTTGTTAAATTATTCGAATAACTAGTATTTATAATCTCCGAGGGTTGGAAGAATCTATTCAAGCCCACTTGTGCCTCAAAGATAGGGAAATCTGGGACTGTGAAGTTTAATCCTGCGGAATGCGTTAAAGCATCGAGACGCAATTCAGTGATAGCCGTTGGATCTTGAGGATTCGGATAAAATTGTAATGATCCAGAGCTTGTAAAAGCACTAGTGTCAAAAGTATTACTAGGATAATCAACCCCAGCGGTAATCATAGCACCCCCTGTGGATGAGTTGCGACCCCAGTTGGCATGAAAATCTCCAAGGTCAGCCATATTGATTACAGAGTTCTTATTAGCCACTAAGCAAGCTCTTGTTGAGTGAAGCTCGATGGAGGTATGATTTGCCCCAGAACTTAAATCAAAGGCACTTACTTCCAAACCAAAAGCATCTCTAACTCTCGCAGGTTCAATGTTAAGAGTAGAATTATTCTCAACAAGGATATCAACTCCGAACTGGCCCAATGCTGCGGGTCCATGAATATTAATTTCAGAAGAATTGTTCGCGTAGAATCCTGCCATCTTAGACTGAAAAGAAATCCCAGCAGGACCAAACGCAAAAGTACATCCTGATCCTGTGCCGAAACAGCCAACTTTAGAATTATTTGTTGCTTTAATAGCTCGTCCGTATGACGGGACATTTTGAATGTTTTCACTCACACCGTCAACTCTAATGGATGCGTGAATTAAATCTAACTCGGATCCATCATTAACTGATAATGCGGGGAGAGGTGATTTGTTAGCTCCATTATATTTAATAACTCCATGGGCAACCTTAAAAGCCGTATTACCATACATAGTAGGAATGTTATTCTTTCTTCTAAATCCGAAAGAGCTATTCTTCATTAAGTCTATGTGCTGTGCATTGCCTGACATATCAAGCTGTTTTCTATCTTGCTGTCCAGCCGCCATGGGGGAAGCAGGAGAATCAAACAAGAAGGAAGAGTTTCGTGATCTAATAGCCTCGCCACTATGTGCATCAATGCACAAGTTTTCAAAAACAACATGCGAGCCATCAGTTTGAATTCCCTTATCATCACCATAAATATCAAGCAGCCCTTTAACATCAATATGTGAATTAGTAAGAAGCATCCCGTAGCCCGTGTTTAGCTCTGTTCCAATGATACTTGCTTGTAGTGCGTTACTAGGAGTGGTTCTTTGAATCCCTCCTGTGAGTTTAGAATTATCTAACACCCAACCTGCGTAGTTCCTAGATGCCATAACAACACAATCTACTCCAGAGCCTCCTGTATCTCCAGGAGATGGAGTGTTTAACGGAATAGGAAGTGAGCTAACAATAACATCGCTGTTAATAGCATGAAATCCATACCCCACCTGAGGCTCTCTAGTGGTGGTACTAGTAAGCTTATAATTCCGATAGGAAGCAGCAGATCGAGATAGAGTTACTTTTGAGTTATTAAATCTAAACCCTGCCTCTTGGGCTCGTACCCCTGCACAGTTCTCAAGAAGAACTTCTGAATTGTTTACTTCAATGGCAACAGGCTCTGTAGTCTCACCATCAACAAAGAAGTTTCTGATATAGATAGGACCATCACAGTTCTGAACGCTAATCTTAGAACAACTATTGAAATATGTATTTCCACCTACTGCCAATCTTTCTGGATCACTTAACCCTGCTCTATAAATTTGTTCACTAGTAGCTTGATTTGTAGCACTCATATCTATAGTTGCTCTAGTGAGATCGCTTGTGTTGTTAATATTCTCATATGGAGCAAAAGAAAACTTATCAACTACCCCTGTAAATGGGGTAGCGGAATCAAATGCAACGGTTAATGGAGCTTTCCTTAGAGTATGTTTCGGGTAGAATATAGAGTTTCCGTTGTTAGGAACTCGGATATCGCCTGCTGAACTAAGAACAGTGGTTCCTAGATTGATACATTTGGTGGCAGTAAGAGTTGAACTAAGATCTAAGGAGCTTACAGTAGTGACGAGGGCATGTGATGCGTTGTATGTTGGCGCAGCTACGGTGTCCTCACAATCTCCTGATGCATTAAGAACTCTACCAAAGTTCCTGTTAATGATCTCAATTGATCCACCTTCTTCAATTCGGAAATTATGTAGTTCTAACTTTCCAAGATCTCCAAAGCTTCCAACTTCAACTAATACAGGGAATCTAACGACCTTCGGAATAGCGGCAATACAAGAACTGAGGTCCGTAAATACGTTATTATTTGCCAACAATACCGCTTGACCTTCGACGGTGTTAGCAGCGTCAGCAGAAACAGTTAGCGCAAACCCAGTCAACGAAGAGGTAGCAAACCCTGCTTGCTCCCAGTTCGCATAAGTTCTTTCCTCTACATCATAAAGAGGGAGGTTATCCTGCTCCCAGTTATAGAACGAACTGGTGTCGTACTTGGAGACGTAAGGGGTCCAAGCATTTTGAAGCATAACACTCCCACTACTGGTATAAATATCGTTTACATTAAAAGGCATTAGAAGTTAAGCGTCCATCTGAATATGAGACTAAAATCATTAGTCTTGACTATATTACTAAAGGTTCTGTATGCTACAAGAAGTGGTCTATCTGCTGCATTTCCTGTTGGGTTTTTCATTAATAACCCAACTTCATTAAGACTCATAGGAGTCGAGTCTCTTGTAATCCCATTACAGGCTTCCTCATCAATAACCAACGTATATCGTACAGAACTACTTGCAATTCTAGTTCGTTTATTCGCTGGTATCATCGCAGCAGCAAGTGTTGCTACACCTGTATTAACTATTTGAGATCTTGATGCTATGAATAAATTACTTCCTGTGCCATACTCAGCTTCAGTGCATGGTCCCGAAAGCTGGAAAATAGAACTCGTAACCCCACCAAGAGGAGGACCTGAAACGCCTACCTGTAAGCGATCAACTTGGTAATCAAGGACCGAGTTTGATCCTGATCCAGTAAACATGTAAGTAAGGCCCACGCCCATACCAGAAACGATGATATTGTGATCATCAAATACAACTTCTTCTTGACCATCAGTGTATTTTTTAATGATGGTAAGGTGTCCGTTGATCCCTAATTCGTCTGTAAAATTTTTCATAGGAAGTGTATTCTCCACTTGATTGTTAGGTTTTTATAGTTGAAAGCACCTGCATTTGTGCTGTGATCATTAATAAATCCTAAATTTTTTGTTAGATGTTTTGTAGCAAATAGTCTATATTTCCTAGGATTATCTAGGGGTCCAAACGAATACGGAGGGGTATTTCCTGATCGAAGTGTTTCATTCATATCAATAGTCCATAAACCCATGTTATATATACCACCATAAAGGTTAGAGAATCCCACATCTCCTGATCCTAATAGCATAGAATATTCAACTGTTCCCGAATTCTGTATGTCATGTCCTCCTGAAACGCAAAGCCCACTTAAATTAGAACTCATAGCATATCCTGTAGTGGTTCCAGGACTCCCTGACATTACCATATTGACATATCCAGATACATCCATAGAGCTTGCTTCGTTTACGGCACTATCGTAGTTTCCTGAAAATACAACATCCTCAGCGCCGTACCCGTTTCCATTAAATGCCGAGACATTAGTTCCTCCCATTGAACTTCCATCAGGAAAACAACCAAGAACAGATGCCGCTACAGAGGAAAGGGTTCCCCATGAAGACAGTTTAGAACTTTGATGGGCACTTGGAATAAGATTAACATTTTGGTCTGGGCCTGAGAAAGTGGCGCTAACATATACATTTCCTATCTTCGCGTCTACATTGCAGTCAGGCTCTAAAACTGTTAATGCAGGATTAGGAGGAGAAGAGATACTTACTACAGGAGTGTATGATGACGTAGTTTG